CAAAAATCCATTGATTTAACTGGATCCACAATGACTGCACAAATACAAGATCCTACCAATCAAACAACTATCAGCTCATATCCAGTTACTTGGGCAAACATAATGTTAGGTCAAGGCAATTTCACACTAGATCGTGCTACTATAGACAGTTTGGAAAACCGTTTCTACAAATTAACCTTTAGTACCAGCAAAACAACTGGTAATGTCACACACGTAACACCAGTTTACATTGATGATAATTATGGTGTTCCTTTGGATCTAGAAGTACTTCCGGCCTACTATTCTACAACCCCATAACAGTTGACGTAACTCAAACAATCCTGTATACTATACAGAATGTTAAACTCTATTCGCGACGCCGTAACCCAAATATTACCGCATAAACGTAAAACTAACTCTAGCTCAGGTTGGATAAGTTTCAACGGCGTTTGCTGTCAACACAACGGTGAATCGGCAGACACACGTGGTCGTGGCGGTCTAGTTATGAACGCAGATGGTGGTGTCTCGTACCATTGCTTCAATTGCCAATTTAAGGCCAGCTATGTCCCAGGTCGTCACTTAACATACAAGTTCCGTAAATTACTTGGTTGGTTGGGTGCAGACGAAGGCACAGTCAAACGATTAGTTATAGATGCTATTCGCATCCGTGAACTTGTAGCACCAGAAACCCTAGTAGAAGCGGAAGAAGCAGAACCCATAAACTTCAAAGCAAGGCCTTTGCCGCCAGATGCTAGTAACTTAGAAGAACTTGGTTTAATGTATCGGCTCCAAGACTTTACAAACATGCCACTAGAATTCGTGGCTGCTGTGGTATATGTTAACGATAGAAAAATAGATTTAAATAAATATCATTTCTACTGGACACCCGATACGGCACATAACATGAATAAACGTGTGATTGTTCCATTTACATGGAAAAATCAAATTATTGGTTATACAGCTCGTACCTTTGCAGAAGATGTAAAGCCCAAGTACCACAACAGTCACGAAGGTAACTATGTATTCAACACAGACAATCAACATCGAGATAGTAAATTTGTTATTGTAGTCGAAGGCCCGTTTGATGCCATGGCTGTAGATGGTGTTGCTATCTTAGGCAATGAGTGTAGTGAAATACAAGCAGACATTATCGACAGCTTGGGTCGTGAAGTTATTGTTGTACCTGATGCCGACAAGGCCGGCGCCAATCTAGTAGACAAGGCATTGGAATACGGGTGGAGTGTTAGTTTTCCGGTATGGCAAGACAAGCACAAAGACGTAGCTAGTGCAGTACAAGAATACGGCAAGCTATTTGTTATTAAGAGTATTATAGACGCTAGACAATCGAACAGATTAAAAATTGAGCTTAGAAAGAAAAAAGTATATAATTAAATATGGCTACTGATTACACACCCGAACTACAAAAACTATTTTTAGAAATGATGATGCAAGATGCACAAAGTTATGTGCGTGTTGCTAATATCTACAATCCAGAGAACTTCCACGGCAGCGTTAGAGAAGCGGCCAAGTTTATTCAAAGTCACTCTGCTGAATATAAAACATTACCTACACTTGAACAGATTCGAGCAGTAACAGGTGTAGATCTCAGACCCATTCCCGAAGCCGGGGACGGGCATCAAGAATGGTTTATGAAGGAGTTTGAAAGTTTTAGTCGTAAAGAAGAACTATCTAGGGCTATTCTTAAGGCAGCAGACTTGTTGGAAGAAGGCGATTACGATCCTGTAGAAAAACTAATTAAAGATGCAGTACAGATTGGCCTAACAAAAGATCTAGGCACAGATTACTTTGCAGATCCACATGCACGTATTGACAAGTACTTTAACTCAGGCGGACAAGTATCAACAGGTTGGCCACAGATGGATAAGATCTTGTATGGCGGATTTAGTCGAGGTGAGCTTAACATCTTTGCCGGCGGATCAGGGTCAGGTAAATCACTTGTTATGATGAACATTGCATTGAGTTGGTTACAAGCAGGGTTAAGTGGTGTTTACATTAGTTTAGAACTCTCTGAAGAACTAGTGGCTCTGCGTACTGATGCCATGTTAACCAGCACAGGTACTAAAGAAATTCGTAAGGATATTGATACTACAGAACTTAAAGTTAAAATGGTAGGTAAGAAGTCGGGAAAGTATCGTATTAAGTCATTACCGGCGCAGAGCAACGTAAACGATATCCGTAGCTTTATTAAAGAGTATCAAATACAAACAGGAAACGCAGTTGACTTTATCATGTGCGATTACTTGGACTTGGTAATGCCAGTGAGTGTTAAAGTAAATCCAAATGATCAGTTTATCAAAGACAAATATGTAGCAGAAGAATTGCGTAACTTATCGCAAGAACTAGGTGTGTTGTTTGTAACAGCATCACAGTTGAATCGTAGTGCAGTAGAAGAAATTGAATTTGATCATAGTCATATTGCAGGTGGTATTTCAAAGATTAATACTGCGGATAACGTGTTTGGTATCTTTACAAGTCGTGCTATGAAAGAACGTGGCAAGTATCAAATACAATGTATGAAGTCACGTAGTTCAACAGGTGTAGGACAAAAGATCGACTTAGAGTACAATATTGAAACCATGCGTATTACTGATGCAGGCGAAGAAGGCGGAGACAGTAATAGCGGCGGATATGGTAAACCATCTGCAAGTATTTTAAATTCTATCAAGACATCTACAGTAGTAAATGATGGTATGCCTAAGGCAAGAGATGGATTTACTCTCGATAAAGATACAGGACCTCCTCCCGGAAGTAGTGTGGAAAGTAATAAACTTAAACAGATGATTGCTGGACTGAAAGCTAAATCCGAATGACGTCTAACAAATTTTGTAAATTTTTAACCAATGGTTGGTCAATTTTCCAAAACCAGCAAGGAATCATTGTAAAACCGTGTTGTTGGTATAAGGAAGATATTCTGTTAAACGGTAATAACTCGTTGGATCACTTACATCAAATTGACAATTGGACGCCACAATGTGGAGTATGTAAGCAACAAGAAGATTCGGGTATTAGTAGTTTTAGACAAGCTAGTTTTGATATAATACCCGATACGATTCCTGGAAAACCTGTAGCTATAGATATAAGTTTGGACTTTAATTGCAATGCAGCATGTATTACATGCGGACCAGACGTAAGCACATTGTGGCAAAAAGAATTTAAAAAAAGCCAGAGAATCTATTCAATAGTACCTAATTCAATTAATACAGTATTAGCCGACCTTGATCTGAGTCATCTTAGACGTATAAAGTTTTTCGGCGGCGAGCCATTATTTACAAATACACATCTACAAGTGTTAAAGAAAATCCCAGATCCCTCTCAAGTTGAAATTTGGTATACCACCAATGGTAGTATATATCCCACTGCCGAAGTATTTAATACATGGAGTCAGTTTAAATTGGTATTTTTTGAAGTATCAATTGATGGAATTGGGGAGCAATTTAATTATATACGATGGCCATTAAAATGGGACAAAGTAGAAAATAATCTACTAAGATTGGTTAAGGAAGCTCCCGTAAATGTTATGTTCAGGGTTAACCATACATTAAACCTTTTTAATGTTTTTTATTATAATCGATTAACAGACTGGGTTAAAAATACATTTTCTACTAATAGATTAGGAGATCCCACGGAAATTAATGTTCACCCTTGTTGGGGTATTTGGGATTTGGAAAAGACTCCTCGTTCTCTGCGGGATTTAATTAATAAAACAGAGCCCGCCGGAATTGTTAATAGGTTATTGCTCAACACCAAATTAAATAGTAATCTGTCGGATATTGATAATTTTATTAATACGTGGGAACATCGTCGGCAAAACAGTTGGAAAGAAGTCTTTCCGGACATAGTCGAATATTTTAAAGAATTATGTTAGTAAATCGAGGTATGAAATTGGCACCGGTTAATCCTTTAAGTTGATCTTGTGCATTGATTTCTTTTATTGCTAACATAAAATTTTGATCATCTATTGGTAAGTGGGGTCTAAAAAATTGATTTAATTCGGGGTGTTGATCTTTAATAGACTGAGGCAATGAATTAACATTAAAATAACTAGGATGCGAAACTATATTAGTATTAAATGTTAGATTGTTTTGATTAAACCACCCAATAGTGTCATGGTAATATAAAATATTTAAATTGCTTATAGTATAACTAACACTCACATAAGTTGCAAATTCTTTAAATAATTTGATGTTGTTTATTAAAACTGACCATTTTAGCGGATAGCGTAAATATTCAAAAACCGGGCCAATTCCGTCAATGCTAACACAGATACTTAAATTTTTAAATTGGGAAAGTATATCTATATGTTTTTGAGTAAGCTCAGTACTTCCATTGGTAACAATACTTATAAAACACGAGGTATTGTTTTTATCTAATAGTTGTTGTAAAATAATAAGAATGTTTTTATCGTACAGGGGCTCGCCCCCTAATAAACTCAGAGACGTTATTGTGGAAAAATTAATTTTGTTTAAGGAATCGTCACCTATAGTAACTAAATTAATTGGTATACTTTTCAATTTTGCCCAGCTGGTGCTAGCGGTTGGTCCGCATGTAATACATGTTGCATTACAAAGATTTGAAGTGTATAGTTTTATAATTTTTGGACTATATTTGCCTTGACAACAATCTTGGAATATAAAATTAATATCTCGATTTTCATAAAAATCAAAGGTTTCGTTTTTTAATTGTCTATCGCTTTTAATGGATTGATCCTCAAGATCCCAACAGGATTTACAGCATTCTGGACGAATATTGTTAAGCATCTGGGATCTTACTTCGTCTATCTTGTGTGGTTTCATTAAACAGCAAGGTGTAATAAACCCAGATTTATCGTATTCGCCTCCAAAAAACGGCATTACACAAAAATTATTATTCATATAGCATATTTACTGGCGTTGAGAAATATCATTAAATAAATTAACATATAAATACAACATAACAACTGGAGCATACCTTGCAAAAGAAGGCCCGTAGCATATTAGACGAACTAGACACGTTGCTAGTACACAAAGATCGTGAGAATCTTGTGGAAAGCCGTGCCTCCAACGTAATCGCTGGAGCAATCAATCTAATCAATTATATACGTGAAAATTACGATGCCGAGCAAGCAGGAGAGCTGGAACGACGATTAATCAATTCAATCCGTACCCAGGAACCAGAGAAATTTAAACGCGGTGTACGGAGAATGAAAAGTGAAGATTAACGAAGTTATTAGCGAAGCAATAAACACAGGCACAGGAACCCCCAAGGCGGCGCCAGCACAGGCAGCACCAGCACAGGCGGCGCCAGCACCTGAGGATACTCCGGCAAGAGCAAGTCTATGGAACAAAGTAAAAGGTTTTGTTCCTGGCACAGCTGAAAGACAGGCCAAGGTTTCCGGGCAACAAGCCACACAGCGAAATCAAGAAGATGCCAAAATTTGGGTCAATAAATGGACACAAGGCGTACAGGCAAATCCAGCATCAAACACTCCGGCTAACCTACAAAAATATGCTAGACAACTAGCAACAAGACACGATGGTACACAGTTATTTGCTATTCCAAAACCAACTGATATGTCTCCTAAAGGGGTAAGTCAATTTTTAACTAACATTGTTGCCCGTGTATCAGCTGGTATCGAAAACGGTCCTGCTGTTAAAAAGGCTACAGCTAAAGCGCCGGCACCAGCTCAAGGGTCGAAAGTATTTGGGCAAATGGCCAACCAACTTGGTCAACAACCCGGGGATGAACAAACGGCAACACCGGCAACAACGGCAACACCACCTGTACCCGATCAGCCACAAGATATTGTACAACAAGCACAAGCTGCTGGCGTACAAATTAAGAATCAAGAACCCATTATCATTACAACAGGTAAGGGTAAAGAATATGGGCTTGACGATCGAGGACAATGGATTCATTTAGCAAGTGGCAAGGTTCAGCCTGAATCATTACAACAGTTCTTAAGTCAACAGCATGATATTAGTTTAGGTATGCAGAAATAATGTACCTATACGAAGGTGGAAATGTATTCGATAATACAAGCGATGTGGCAAAAGAAAATGTTGCCGCAGTAGTAGACACAATTAAACGAGATCTACCAAGTGGACTACAGCGTCATGTCATGGCAGATATTGGTAGTGCTGGTTATAAAGTAGCAAGTGGAGATATTGATTTGTTTTTAGATCAAGCTGTCACAGTAAAGAACTTTGGTGTAGCAGATGAGAAGCAGGCTAAACAAGCATTAGCACAATACTTCCAAGCTAAAGGTTATGCAGTAGCAGTAAAAGGTCGCAACGTACACGTTGATGTTCCTTACAAACTAGCAGATGGTAAGACATTATATGCACAAGTAGATTTAATGATCATACCCGATGCTAAAAGAGTTGCCGACTGGCATCAGCATGGCCCACGTGGCATGTACGATGATCCAGCATTCAAAGGCAATCAATTGTTCATTCTATTAAACAGTATTGGTAAATTTTTAGGTCTTAAAGTAGATGCATTTGGTGGTACAGTAATGCGCCGGGACGACAACTCCGTAGTCGCAGACACCCGTGAAGCAGCCGCAAAAGTACTTTTGAACCCGGGCGCACACGCCGCAGATTTAAACTCAGTAGCTTCTGTATTAAAAGCATTAGCCAGTGACCCCGACCGCGAAGGCAAGTTAGCGCAAGCCAAACAAGACCAAGCCAAGGGGTTACTAACCCTTCCCGAAGACGTAGCACCGGGAACAGCTGCATGGTTTAGAAAGCTAGGCCATCAGATATGAAAATAAGAGATATTATTCTTGAGTGGAACTCAGATTCAAGTCTACCTGCGTTGATTAATAAAACAGCAGAGGTTGATGGTATTCAAGTAAGTATCAACACTAATAGCAAAAATGCAAGTGTTTATGCATCATCAAACGGACGGAGACTAGGATACGCAGAGTTTGATCGAGATGGCAACGTTATGGTGCCTTATGATTTGGCAGTAGACGACAAGTATCGCGGGCAAGGCATAGCTGCAATCATGTATGATTATGTAAAAAGCCTAGGTTTTAAAATTGAACGCAGTTCGGAACAAACCGATGCTGGCAAATACTTCTGGGACAAGAATCGCGGCGAAGAAGGTCGACTATGGGAAGGTGGCTGGGACACAACCTTAACACAAGGTACAGTTCTACACCCTCGGATTGTTGCAGTAGCCCTGCAAGTAGTAGACCGTTTTGTTGCAGACTTTAATGCGTATTTAAAGCCACACGGATTGGGTCCAGTACGTCGCGGACGTCCCACAGGATCCAGCGCACATCACGAAGCTGATACTCAGGAAAATCCTGACAAAGTATATGGTGATATTGATTTACAAATGATTGGTCCAGAAACAGCGGGTCAAAGTTACGGACAATTTACAGCATACTGGAACAAGCTGGCTGATGACTTTGTTAAACAAGGCCATGCTCCTTATGTAGATACAAGCGAAAGTAAAGCAGGACATCCTATCTTTGCCCTGGGTAACAACCAATTTGTACAAGTAGATTTTATGTGGCACCCAGAGCGGTTAGAACAATGGGGTGCGAGTCGTGTTACTCCCGAACGCGGAGTTAAAGGCTTATTGCATGGCAATATGTTTAGCGTACTAGGAGAACTACTTGATCTAAGTATTCAACATGCTGGCGTACAATTAAAAGTACAAGATGGCCAACACGTTCCTTTTAGTAAACAAAAAGACACAGAGGTAGTCACAGTTACAACTAGCCCAACAACATTTATCTATGATACATTCATGTATCTGGCCAAGAACCTGGGTATTAAGAATCCCAAGGTTAGTCCACTATTAAAGCAAAATCCCGGCAATGACGTCAATGATGTTAAGATTAGTAAATTGGTACAGGGTATTAAAGGCTTTGCTGAAAGTTGTGACATGAATGATATGTTCGGTCAAGGCGACTTGGCAGGTTTCCTGTCAGGGCAAGACTTCTTAACCAAGTTCCTGCAACGCTACGACGAAAAAGCACAAATAGATATTGCCGGTAAAAAACGTGATAAAGCTACAACACCAGATGCTATTGCACGTGCTAATAGCGATAGAGAAAAAATACAACAAGGTTTAGATATGGTTAAGGGTTATTTTAAATGAAATTAGAATTTATAGATAACCTGTTTGAAGCTGCTGCACCAACACGCATTCCGCACCCAGAAGATAGTATATTTGATGGTAGTGCCAGCGCGGCCAAGTATGTTCGAGGCCTACAAGAAGTTATTGCCAATCCCGGCTCCGTTAGTATTAAGTGGGATGGCGGCATTGCATTAATATTTGGTTATACACCTGCTGGCGAATTCTTTATCAATGACAAATATATGCCTGAAGGTTTCTTTGCCAAGAGTGCAAAGGACTGGGAAGTATACGACACTACAATGAAGTCATCACGTACAGCACGTCCCGATCTATATCCTAAGATTGCATTGGTGTGGAATGGGTTAAAAGCCGCAGTAACAGAACGAGCGATATTTAAAGGCGATTTAATGTCAGTCGGCGAACTACAGCCACAGAACGGTATGTTTATATTCAGCCCAACTACAGTGGAATATCATGTTCCGGTTAAATCTGCAATTGGTCAATTGATTGCAGGTAAAGTTGGCATCTTGGCAGTACACCAAATGAATGGTACTCCATGGGATGGCAAAACTGGCCTAGCCAACAAAGGCAACGTAGCAATACTAAGTCCTACTGCTGGTATAAAATTTAAATTAAACACACCTGTGCAGTTAGTTGGAGCTGCTACCAAGGCAGTTACACAGTATGGCAAATTGTCCGATGAGTTTTTAGCTGGCTTGCAAAGTGTTGCTAAGGCCGCGATACAAAAGTATTTTAACCACAAGATCACAGCACAAACCAATGAAGAAATTGTTCCTTGGCTACAACATAATATATCTGCACAGCAATTTAAGAAATTAGTTGGCGAAAACGAAGATGGCTATCTATATACCAACGCACAAGGGTTTGAAGCATTAAAGGCTATTTGGAACGCCATTTATGCACTAAAAACTAATTTAGCGGCTCAATTAGAGCCTCAAGTACAGGGTTTTGAACAGTGGACTGGCGGTCATAAAGCAGGAGAGGGCTTTGTATTCAATAGCCCCACAGCAGGAATGATCAAGCTGGTCAATCGCGGTGTATTTGGCGCAGCACACTTTAACAAATAGAGTAGCTAAAATAACATTTTTTTTATAAAAGTATAAATAAATGTATGCAGAGATGCACATATATTAAGGAGATTTAAAAATGGCAATCCAAACACGTTATGCAGGTGATGCAAATGGCGTTAACAACGTTGACGCAAGTTACACAGGTACACTAGGTTCATTAATCGCTACAGGTTTAACAAAAAACCCAACAGCAATTAAAATTGTTTTAGGCAAGAGTCAAGTTTTTGCTTCAACAGACTTAGCTACTGGTGGTCCAGTAGAAGCAATTTTACGCGAACTAGCGATTGATTCAACAATCGTTATGTATCAAGTTGATACAGATCGTTTAAGCGTTTTAGTTGAAGCTACAGGCGGTTCAGATACAACTCATACTACAGCTATTGCTACATTGGCTAACGCTAGTGCAACATTAGGTACAGGTAACGTATGGGCTAACGCTGTTACTGTTACAAGTACAACAGGTTTCAAATTAGCTTAATAGCTTTTTTAAACTAACAAAAGAACGCACTTTATAGTGCGTTTTTTTATGGCCACTAAATATGTTTATGTCCAGCAACTTATATTTCTTCCAGGGGTACAGTCTAATAGATATTACAGCCACTGGTATGACTCGCGGGGACAACAACAGTACAGACCGTAACCAACAACGTAATTGGGAAACAGTATTACAATGTATCGGGTTACGAACACAGCCACAGCACATACATGAACCTATAACTGCCGAACTTGAATTGAGTAATTTAGAGTTTGGCGACTTTTACACTGGACAACAAAAAATTTGGATGTGGCAATGGGCTGTTGAAGTGTCGGGTATATATGATATGTCCGATAAACCCCTGGGCGGGCTGATGCAAGACTTTGAGCAAGTGCCTATTATTACAGGATTAAATGAAACAGCACGTTTTATGCTACCTATCTTTTATCCATATGGCACAATCAAAAACATATACTTTAAACAAATCATTCCTAGCTAAATAGTATAGATGCTTAGGCACCATTATGGCTCATTATTAAGGCACAAACAGGCTCAATTAACAAATGCATCGCTAAATGAAAGCGAATAGGATAATGTCCACAACAACCGATATTGAAAAAAAGAGCCTGGAAGCGCACGTAGAACTCTGTGCCGAACGATACTCTAACTTGGAATTTAAACTGGAAAATTTAGATAAACGGATGGACAGCTTAGAAGGTCATATTATTGACATCAAAGACAGCCTAGGTAAAGTAGGCGGTGAAAGCAATAAAACATTAATTACCATTGGTACTGCGGTACTTGTAGCATTAATGACAGGACTTATTGGTGTAGTATTACACCTTTTAAAATGAAAATAGTAGAATTACTCAGCAACATACAAGTTGCAATAACAAACGAACAAGCCGATCTACTAGGACGTTTTCAACATGAACCTAGTATTACAAAGAATAAACTCGATGAACGAGAGCAAGTAATTGCAAATCAATTAACGACGCAGGACATCCTGTTACGTCGAAATGACAATGGTCAAATCACATACACGAAAAAAATACGCTAACCCAGCGAAGCACGAAATCCGAGCAGTATCTAACGCCGCAACAGACTACATTAAACAGTGGACCACACGTGAGTTAGGTAAAATCCAACAGGCTCAAACAAGCCCACTATGTATTCCAGTCAACAACGGCTATAAAATTGGGCAATATAGATTAATTACACATCCTAATAAAACCTGCGAAGTATACAATCATAACCACGAATTAGTTCACATATTTGAGAACAAAATTAGTGCTATGTTGTATACTGTATATACTATTAAGCGTCGATATCATTCAGCAGATGAAATCATCATCCTTGATAGAGAAATAAATAAAAACTATACAGATATGTTATCTTTACGACACATAATTGAAGCGGCACGTAAAAATAAGGACTATTTGCTTGTAGATTCGCGAGTGGCCAGGTTGGAAATGGCCGAGACTAAGTTAACGATTGCTAGGAACAAAGTATCGCAAATACACCTATATGCAAAGTTAGCCAAAGTCTGGGATTAGACATAAATACTACATAAAGTTTAGGAATATAAACAAATGAGACTCTCTGAAATGCACACCGCGGTAACACCGCAAAAAATTAATAAAGTTATGGAAAGTCGCTTTGGCTTCACAGTCGACTATGATAACTTAACTTATGCTAAAGCCGAACGTTTAAGCCAAGCACTTGCTGAAAACATTACTGCTATTAAGAAATCTTTTGGCTCGCATACAGCTGAAAAGAATAGTAAGTACATGGAATTAATGTTAGTAAAAGAAGGCCTAGATCGTTGGATGTCAAGCGAACAAGGTTTATTTGAAAGCGCAATGGGCAAGAGCGAAGCAGTTCTAGCCGCTAAAGATATTGTTGACAGTCTACAAGACATGTTAGAAAAAGTATCTAAAGTACAAAACGAACAAATCCCTGCACTTGTTGACACAATCCGTGATCAAATTGGTGCAACAGAAGCAGAAGCATTTAAAAGTGCTATTGCTCCGGTATTGACTAGTTTATATCAAGCACTACAGTCTGGTCGTGAATCAAGCGATACAGCAGTACGTCAATTGGCAGGCGAAGAAGCTCCAGCCGGTGATATGAATTTAGGCGGTGACGAAGGCGGCTTTGGTGGTGAAGAACTCGGTGCAGACTTAGGTGGTGCTCCAGAAGGCGACTTAGGCGCTCCTCCTGAATCAGACTTCGATGGCGACGAATTTGGCGCTACTGATGCTGCTGCCGGTGGCGAAGAAGAATTAGGCCGCGAGCGTCGTTAATATGCGTATAAACGAAATCATTCTAGAAGATACCACAGTTCCAGGTAGCGCAATTGAAGATGAAGCAGAGACTCGTGGAGATTCTGCTTTACTTACTACTCTAGAATGGTTACGTCACGAAGCGCAACAAAGCAATGCAGTAACACCACGTGTTGCTGTTGATACAGTTATTGAACGTGTTCGTGCCATCCCAGGCAATGAAGCGTTCAATTTTGCTGCTCTTGAAGCTGCAAATGAGCACAACGAAACTGTAAAAAGTCTAATTAAAGATATCAAAGACGATGAAAAAACTGGAGCCAAGTATATCTATTTGGCCTTACCAGAAAATACCGTTGATGATTCTGATCCACTAGGCGCACAAGATGCGGCTCCAGGCGA